AACCCCTGGTTTCCCAAGGGTCATTAGAAGGAGATGAGTATTAGACCCTGATTAAATCAGCTGCCAGTACGGCATCCCAATCAACACGTTTAATCTGCCTTAACTGTTCGAGATTGTTGAACCTTTCACCCGATAAGGACATCTGAAGATCTTTAATCTCTCGGGCTGTTTTCAATCCGATACCCTTAATATGATCAGCGATCATTTGGGCGGTAGCGCCATTGATGTTTAAACGGTGATCTGGGGGAAAAGTACGAGGTTCTTCCTGCGCCGCCTTATCTTTTACCTGAAGGGTTTTCACCTTCTTGGTAGCAGCTTCATCAGATTCAATTTCATTCTTGTAAACGGTGAAAAGGCGACCGTCTTGGTCTTCGACCATAAACCAATCGCCGTTATCCCATTCGCTTACAACCTTGACTCGGGCACCTGTTTTTTTATGCTGATAAAGCATTGCCGGAAGGGTTGTCATAGGACCAGTATTACACTGGTCCTAGTTTAACTCAATCAGCTAACAGTGCGGCCGAGAAGGTAACCGTCGATGTCTTCGTAGCCAGGAGCTTCGTCAGGTTGCACGTAGCAGACTTCCACAACGAAGTAGCCGCTGCGGCCAGCGTTGGCATCGGCGCTAGAGATGTACCAACCGCCAGAAGTGCTGGTGCCGGTGGTGGTACCACGGGCGAACACTTTCAGGGTGGTGGAGCCAGTGATGCTCTTGTAGACGTTGGTAGCGGTCACGCCAGCAGCGCCGGTTGCAGTCAGGAAGGGGTTGGTGCTGTAAGCAGCCGAACCACCAGCGAAGAAGATTTCGCCAGCCTGAGAACCAGAGGTGGTGGAGGTCAGGTTTGCCTGGGCCACACCCTCAGCGTCGCCGGAAGCAGACACAGGACCGCTGGAATCGCGGCAGAAGGTGATCACGTTGCCGGTAGCAGCGTAGATACCGGAAGCAACGCGGCCGTCACCCCAGCCAGAAGCCACGGAAATGGTGGCGCGATACACATAAGCAGGCAGGGTTGCGCTACCAGAGATCACCATGCCGGTGATGTCGGGGCGGGTGTCGTCCTGGCGGTAAGGCGAAGGAACGATCACATTGCCGGTAGCGGCTGCACCAGCGCCAGAAGCGGTGGCAACAGCAACGTAACCGCGCTGCTGGAAGTAACGGTAGCCGGGGACGGCCAGCACAGAAGTGGGGCCGCCCTTGGAGGCATTATTGGTACCGTCATCGTTGGTATCAATGTTCTTGTACCAACCGTTCAGAGGCTCTGCCCAGTTACCTGGGAAGATCTTTTTAGCGGACAAATAGGTCATTTATCTTTTCCTATGTTGTGTTTTATTTGTTAATTATCAGACAGTACCGTCATCAGACACGAAGCTGAACGCGGTGGTCACGAAGTCCTTGTTCAGGATTTCGAAGCCGGCGTACAGTTGCCAGATCAGGATGATGAAACGGCTGAAGTCGTCGTTGTTGTTGATGAGCACCTGGGCGTTCGGACCACCGATACCCACACCCACGGACTGAGGACCGAAGAAGTAGCCCTGGGCAACTTCCTGAGAAGAGTAAGTGGAACCAGCGTCGAACGAAGCGTTGACGTTCTTGGTGGGGAAGTTGGTCGACTCGAAGAACTTCACACCTTCGAACTGAACACCAGTCGGCATCACAGGTTCACCAGCCAGGAAGTAACCCTGACCAGCTTGGGGACCCATGTAGAAGCTGGCATTGTTAGGCATCATGGGGTTGCCCATGTACATGCCTTGGCCAGGGTTGCCGCTGTAACGAACGATCTCACGGAAGTCAGGATCACGACGCAGGTGCATCATGAAAGTGGGATCGCAGATGCAGCGATACAGACCATCAGCGAAGGTAGGAACGTTGCGCTTACGCAGGTCCTTAACAACGGTCAGAAGGTCAGTGCGCACCTGGAACTGCTGCACTTCAGCGGTATACTCAGCGCCGCTGTAGGTGATTTGACCAGAAGCGTTCTTGGTCTTGCCACCAGCGAAGTAGTAACCACCCTGGGTAGTAGAAGCGGCACCGTTTGCTTCGGCTTTGGCAAGTTCGTCAATGAAGACGCGGTCACGCCACCGGCGATAGTCGTCGAGCAGGGTCAGGCTGCCGATCGACTGGTGGAACATGTTCAGATTACCGGTGTCCAGCAGCAGACGCTGGGCGGTAATCAGGGTTTCACGAGCGATCTTGAAGGTCGAAGGCTGGGTCGGATCACCCGGATCTGCAGGACCGGTGTACTCCTTAAGCACCACCAGGACTTTCTCCTTGGTGATGTTACGGCTGTTGGCCGTACCGATGGTCTGGTCGGACACGCGCTCGCGGCTGTCCTTAGTACCAGGGGTACCCCAGAACTTATAGCGGTCTAACTGAACGGTTTGACCAGGCTGACGGGTGAAGTCGTGGACCACCACAGGCTCCACTGCCATTTCTGCGATATACGCAGGGTGGGGACGGTAAAGTTCCGCACCCAGAATCTTTGGAAAGTCGTTATCAATGAACACTTTGTTTTATCCTCCAGTGTCGCAGGAAGTGTTTTATCGGGTGAAAGATTCAGACATGAATATGTCTTATCTAACACAAATTTTAGCAGTCGGTAATTTATTTATTACACGTACTGCATAGTGGGAGCTTTGTAACGAGCACCCAGAGAATTGCTAGAACCGTAAGACTCGGGATCAAGGGCAGGCTGTTGAACAAAACCTGGTACACCAAGGGCTCCAGGGATCTGAGCTGCTGCCATACCGCCCACGCCTGCTGCTAGAGCAGAAGCCGGAACTAAACCAGCCGCAATACCTTTACCGATGTTGCGTTGAACACCTTGAGTTGGGAACGGAATTGCTGCCGATACACCAGCCAGGGGATCACCAAACAACCGAGTATCTGCTGCAGAAACCACATCAGCTGCAACATTAGCTGCTTTACGCCGTAAACCTTCGGCTGGAAGATCACGTGCTACGTCACCAATTTTGTTGCCAAGTTGAGTGACTTGTTTTTGTGCTGCAGCAATCAATGCAGGATTATATTTACCTGCAAGTGCACGAGCTCCAAGAAGTCCAGCTGCACCGCCAAGGGTGGCAGCGCCACCCATCAGTGCAGCTTCTCCAGGCTCGGCTCCTTGTGCGGCGCCATAAGCAGCGGTACCTAAACCAGCTGCAATAGGAACACCATATTTAAGAGAGCCACGCATGGCCTCACTCCATCACAAAGAGTTTGTTAGCAACAACTTGAGGCTGAGCTTGGTTCAGAATGCGCCAAGCTTGGCTGGGATCGAAATCCATCTGCTGCTTGAAGGTACCCCAGAAGTTTTCGGGCTGCTGAGGAGCAGAAGCCGAAGGAGGAGCAGGCATGTAACCAGTGTTGGGATCCACCATTTCGGTTGGGTAACCAGGGGTGGCAAGCTCAGCTTCGCTTTCGTACACAGGGTACGGACCTTCAGGACCGAAGAACTGGAGGGTGTAATCGCTGAGAATGTCAGGGTTGGTCAGGATCTGGTTGTAAGCCTGGTTCTCTTGACGCTCGTTGACGGCAAACTCGGCGTACTGTTCGATCAGATCTTTGGCTTCGGTGCCCCAGGCAACTGCACTATCCAGCATGCCTTCCAGTTGGAGGGCATAGTTATTGAGAATTGCGGGAGCTTCCACGCCGTACGCGCTTACCACGTACCGGCTTTCCGGACTCCACTGGAGCAGATCCGCCACCTGCTCCAAGGATACTTGAGAGGAGGTTGGGGAAGAGTTGGGCGAGGATGTCGGGTTGGCTTGCCAGGTCTGCGGAGCCGATTGTTGCGTACCCTGGGCGCTGACTTGGCCGTAATTGGCTGGGCTGAATTGCGTCGTCTGAGAGGGTTGACCCTGGAACGGGGATTGAACCGGACTGCTCAGCAGGTTCACCACCTTGTTGAACGCCGATTCCCATGGATTGCCCGTCGCCTCCGATTGGGATTGGGGGGCGTACTGAGTAGGGGCGGATTGGTAACTGGGGGCCGCCTGCGGTACTGCTTGCGGGTAGCTGGTACCCACCTGATACGCCACTGGACCCTGGTTCGGAGCTGCTTGGTAGCTGCTGGGTGCTGGTGCCACGTAGCTGCTGGGAGCCACCGCTGCCGGAACCGGGCTCGTCTGTGGGATCGATTGGACGGTAGCGTCCTGCATAACTCATCTCCTTTTGTAGAGCTTCTAATGTTCGATACAGATATGGAGTTAAATCCAATCTTGGATCCGCAGCCATCGGAAGATCCGGTGCTTGCGGGTGAGGAGTCTGCATCATTCCCCCCACAAGGCGAGCGAATTGAGAGTATGCACCCTGTAATTCGTTCACCATCCTGAACGGGAATCCCGAGAGCATCGAGGCCCGTTCCTCATCCGTCTTAGACGGGAAGAGGTATTTCAGTGCTTCAATGCTATCAACACCTAACTCTTGTAAGTTTCTTACAACAATGGAGTTGTTCAGGATATCCTGAGTCGAGTCTTCGTAAACGGGACCCAACCAGCGCCACTGGACGGTTACATCACCATCCGGTATGAGACCAGTAACTCCGGGTGGAATCATCTGGGTCTCAATTAACGCCATCATAAGTTTCTTGAGCTGGTCGTTGTACGCTTGCAATGCGTCTTGATAACCTTGCTCAGCTTCTGCTGGTGCGCCAGGAGGCAGAGGTACTGGCTTCTCGATACCAGCAGCTGCAGCCAAAGTGGAACGGAAAAGCTGTTCTTCTTGATAAATAATTAGTTCAAGGCACCTGCAGATGCCATGTGTGTAAATAGCATTTGCTTTTTTCTTTGATGTTGCAGCAACACGACCGAAGAGTGATTTGTATTCCGTTGCAGTAACACCAGCTGAAATCGAAAGTTCGTCCACACCACCAAGGGCAGTACGAATCTCTTCCCGGTATTGGCGAGCGAAAGAGTTTTGGTCACCAGTGATGGCATCTGGGACGATGTAACCAACTCGGTCGTTAGGCTCCAGGTTTGCGATCACACGCGGCACCCTGAGCTGACCATCAACACCACGGCTGACAGGATCAGCTTTGAACATCGACCGACTCATGGGAGACGGACTTGC